TGTAGCTCCCGCCGCTCCTGCGGCTCCTGTGGGCGCTCCTGCCGGTTACGGCGCACCCGCTGCTCCTGCCTATGGTGCGGCCCCTGCTGCTCCCGCTGGCACGCCCTGGAACACCAACAACGGCATCAACCCCATCACTGGCCAGCCCATGTGATAACTCAACCAAGGAGGACTTTACAACATGAAAACTCGTTTTGATGGCAACCTGTGGGTCACCGCCTTTGGCGTGGCCGTTGAGGTCAAAGAGATGGAAACCGCCCACCTGCTCAACACCGTCAAGATGCTGGTGCAGAAACCCGCACGGGTCCAGGCCATGCTTGTGACTGATCTGGAGAACGCCGCTTTTGCATCTGATGTGTGGACCCCCGGCAAGGCTGAGGACAGCCGCAAGCAGTCCCTCCATAATGTCACCAGCCTCTCTGGTGAGGAGCTGGTCAAGTATGTTGTGGGCACTCCTCTCTTTGCCGCCATGCTGGAGGAGCTGGCCTCCAGAGGCGTGAACACTGACAACATCATGGAGCTCTACCTCAAGGACCCCAATTTCCAGCAGTAAGAAAGGATGACCTATGCACCATCTCAGTATTGACCTTGAAACCTATTCCAGCGTTGAGATTAAAAAGGCCGGTGCCCAAAAGTACATATCAAGCCCGGACTTTGAAATCCTGCTTTTTGCATACAGTCTGGATGGTGCGCCTGTTGAGATCATTGACTTGGCCATGGGGGAGAAACTGCCCCCATGGCTGGTCCAGGCCATCACCAGCCCCGACTATATCAAGCACGCATACAACGCCCCCTTTGAGTGGGGCTGCCTGTCCAAATTCATTGGCTACCTGCCACCAGATCAATGGCGCTGCACGATGTTCCACGGCCTCTATTGTGGCTACACAGCGGGCCTGGATGCCACAGGACGGGCTCTGGGGCTGTCAGAGGACAAGCGCAAGCTGAACACCGGCAAGGCGCTCATCCGCTATTTCTGCGTGCCCTGCAACCCCTCCAAGGCCAACGGCCAGCGCACCCGCAACTACCCACACCATGACATGGCCAAGTGGAGCTTATTCAAAGAGTATTGCTGCCAGGATGTTGTCACGGAGATGGAGATTGAGCGGCGGCTGTCCTCTTTTCCTGTGCCGGACTGGGTGCAGAAACAGTGGGAGGTTGACCTCATCATCAATGCCCGTGGCGTGGCCGTTGACATGGACTTTGTTGGCGGTGCCCTGCAAATGGGTGCCACCGTCAAGCAGAGCTTGATGCAGGAGGCCACGGAAATCTCCAACCTGGACAACCCCAACAGCGTGGCGCAGCTCACCCAGTGGCTCCAGACAGAGATGGATGAGGAGCTTTCTGATCTGAGGAAAGGCACCGTTGCCCAGCTCCTCAACCGGGACGGCAACAGCGCCCAGGTCCAGCGCATGCTTGAGATACGGCAAGAGCTGGGCAAGACCTCCACCAAGAAATATGACGCTATTGAGGCCGCTGTGTGCCCGGATGGCCGTGTCCGTGGGCTGCTCCAATTCTATGGGGCCAACCGCACCGGCAGATGGGCTGGGCGGCTGGTGCAGGTCCAAAACCTGCCCCGCACCTACACAGAGCCCCTTGACCTTGCCCGTGATCTGGTGAGGGGCCGCAAGCTGGATGCCCTGCGTGCTGTCTATGGCTCCGTGCCCGATACTCTCAGCCAGCTCATCCGCACGGCCTTTGTGGCCCCGGATGGTCATGTCCTTATTGATGCGGACTTTTCCGCCATTGAGGCCCGTGTCATCTCCTGGCTGGCCGGTGAGCAGTGGAGGCTTGAGGTTTTCCGCACCCACGGCAAAATCTATGAGGCCTCTGCCTCTCAGATGTTTGGCGTGCCCATTGAGCTCATCAAAAAGGGCAACCCAGAGTATGAGCTGCGCCAGCGTGGCAAAGTTGCAGAGCTGGCCCTGGGCTACCAGGGCGGCGTGGGAGCCATGAGGCAGATGGATGTGGGCCACCAGCTTGATGACCTCAGTGATGATGAGGTCAAAGACATTGTGACCCGCTGGAGAGAAACCAACAAGCGCATCCGTGATCTGTGGTATGCACTGGACAACGCCGCTGTGCAGGTCATCACACAGGGCGGCTCTGTTGGCATCAACGGCCTCATCATTGCCCGTGAATTTGACTATAACCAAGGCACCGACTGCATGACCATCACGCTGCCCTCTGGCCGCAAGCTCTACTATGTGAGCCCCGGCATTGGTGAAAACCAGTGGGGCAATCCCTCCATCTCCTACATGGGCATGGACCAGAAAACCAAGAGATGGAAACGCATTGAAACCTACGGCGGCAAGCTGGTGGAAAACTGCGTGCAAGCCATTGCCCGTGACTGTCTGGCCTACGCCATTGACAACCTGGAGGCCGCCGGGCTGCCGGTGATCTTCCATGTGCATGATGAGGTGGTCATTGATGTGGCCCCTTGGGCCGATGATGACACCATGCTCAAGACCGTCTGTGACATCATGCGACAACCCGCACCATGGGCCCAAGACCTACCCCTCAACGCTGAGGGCTGGGTGGGCCACTACTTCAAGAAAGACTAATTGATTGAGCCCCCCCCCGCTACCTTTGCGGTGGTGGGCTGAGGGGAGGCTTTTATGCAAATCCTTGTTGCCTGTGAAGAAAGCCAGGCCGTCACAATCGCACTGCGGAGGCTTGGCCATGAGGCATACAGTTGTGACATCATCCCGTGCTCTGGCGGGCATCCAGAGTGGCATATCCAGCAGGATGTGCTCCCGTTGCTCAACGGTTACTGCTTTTTCAAAACCTGTGACGGCTCCGCACATTATGTGCTTGGGCAGTGGGACATGCTCATTGCTTTCCCGCCCTGCACATATCTGACCGCCGCCAGCGCCGTGCGTGTGTTTAACAAGGACCACTCCGTAAAAGACCCGGAGAGATACCAAAAGGGAGTTGAGGCTGCGGCATTTTTTAGAGCATTTCTGGAGGCAGACTGCTCAAAGATCGCAATAGAGAACCCCGTGATGATGAAATGCTTTTGCTTGCCAAAATATGACCAGATCATTGAGCCTTTTATGTTTGGTGACCCTTGGCGCAAGCGCACATGCTTATGGCTGAAAAATCTGCCTCTGCTTGAGCCCACAGAGATTGTGGAGCCCCAAGGCCTTTGGGTGGGCAGCACTTGTGCCAACAGGGACCCGTCCATATACACCCGGTATATGCTCACCAGCATCCGGGACAGTAAACGCAGAGCAAAAACTTTTCCCGGCATAGCAGCCGCAATGGCTGACCAGTGGGCCGGACCGCTACCTACTTAATTGACCAATGAGCCCCCCCCCCGCCAGACAGCGGAGGTGGGGCGTGGGAGGGCTCCATGAAATACATTGCATCCTGTTCTTTTGGCAAGGACAGCCTGGCCATGATACTCACCATCATAAAACACGGCTTACCTCTTGATGAGGTGGTCTATTGTGAAGTCATGTTTGACGAAACAACCAGCGCCGAATACCCGGAGCACGCTGATTTTATCCACAATAAGGCCATCCCTATCCTTGAGCTCTGCTACGGCCTCAAGGTCCGTGTCCTCCGGGACACAAAGACCTACAAAGGACTGTGCACCAGCTTGAGGGTCAAAGGCAAGTATGTAGGGACCCCTCTGGGCTTTCCAATGCGTCTGGGTCCTTGGTGTAACAAACTGAAAATGCGCCCCATCCGCATCTACAACAAAGAGCAGACAGATGAGGTGCATGAGTATGTGGGCATAGCCATAGATGAGCCGGAGCGCCTTGCCAGATTAACCCCAAACAAATCATCTCCGCTGGCAGACTACGGCATCACTGAGGAGATGGCCGTGGAAATATGCAGAGAGCATTTTCTGCTATCCCCGATATACCAAACTCAAGCAAGAAATGGCTGCTGGTTTTGCCACAATGCCCGCATTGGTGAGCTGCGTGACCTCTGGAAAAACCACCCGGAACTGTGGGCGGAGCTCAGAGAAATCCAGGCTATCTCACGGGTAACTTTCAAACAGGACTACACCATTTTTGAGCTTGAGGAACGCTTTGAAAAGGAGGCCGCAAATGCAAGCAACAGGCATAGTGAGGCGGGTGGATGACCTTGGGCGCATCCTCATCCCCAAAGAAATCCGCCGCAAATTCAAAATCAAAGAGGGTGACGCTCTGGAGCTTTTCATTGATGAGAAAGATGGAGAAATCACTTTCAAGCTCTATGAAACCGCTTTTGACAGAGCCCAGCGCATAGCCAAAGAGGCTGGCAAGCCCTGCTATGAGTTGTATGGTTGCCAGATCACTCCCACCCAAGAGGGTCACATCAACTGCCCCGGTGACTGCTGTGGAGCCGTGCAACACTATGAGAGGACAATGACCAAATGAACAAGACCACTATTGATGCCATGACCTCCACCGGCAAGGATGATTGGGAAACACCTGGCTGGCTCTTTGACCAGCTCAATGCGGAGTTTCATTTCACCCTTGACCCCTGCTGTACTCACAAAACAGCAAAGTGCTCCAAGCACTACACCCCGGAGGAGAATGGCCTCATCCAAGATTGGGGGGGGGAGATCGTCTTTTGCAATCCACCCTACTCCCGCAAAACCAACACCAACCCCGGCCAGATCGCCTGGGTGCAAAAATGTGCGGCAGAGGCCGAAAAGCCCGGCACCATCGTGGTGGCCTTGTTGCCAGCCAGAACGGACACGGAGCTTTTCCACCGCTACATATATGGAAAAGCGGAAATCCGTTTTCTCAAAGGCCGTGTGTCTTTTCTTGACCACGGCAAAGAAACCGGCAAGCCATTGTTTGGCTCAATGATATGTATATGGAGGTACACCCATGAAAATCATCTCTCCCAATGTTGAAATCCTCACCCCGCTGGATGGCCAGGCTGTCCTCCAGCACATTGAGCGCTGTGGCCGTGTGTG